TAAATGAAGTTATGTTAACAGCATATGGTAAAGAAGAAAGCTGGTTTGCATCTGATGACTTTGACTGGTGGGAAGAATACGAGTTAGTAGCAGGTAGCTACAAAGGAGAGAAGTGGGAACCACAAACATACTGCGATGAGCTAGTATACTCTTTCTTTGATAAAGGATATTTGGTGCAACTATGACACAATACCATGATAGAGTAATAAAACGAGCTAAACAGATCGCTGCAGAAGAATGGGCTAGAGGAGTGAAGTCAGTTCATTCACATAGTCTAAATTCGATGTGGTATGAACCAGAACCTGAAGTAGAAAAACAAGTAGGAGTTCTAGACATTGAATACAACGATGGCAGAATAACTAGAAATGGCGAAGAAGTCATACCAAGTCAGTTAAAAAACGACAGACTAATAGATGAGTGGGAGAGATTTAATAATGAGTTATCTTGAAACACTGGATAAAATGGAAGTAGACTTCATGGGTTGGGAACTGAAGTATGGCAAAGAAGAGGCTATAGAGATAGCAGCTGAAGAATGGGGCTGGTCTAATTTTAGAGTAGCTAAACAAGTAGAAAAATGGGAGAACAAACTATGGCAGTAAACTACACAGAAGAACAAGTAGAGCAAATGATAGAACAGTATAGTGCTAATCCGACTAGAGAAACAGTAGAAAATCTAGCTAAAAGTATGGACAAGAGTATAAAATCTATCATAGGTAAACTAAGTAGGGAAGGAGTTTATCTAAAGACAGAATATGTCACCAAAACTGGAGAGAAACCAGAAACAAAATTAGAAATAGTGCAACAACTAGCTGAGAGGTTAGAACTCTCTACCACAGCCCTAGCGGGGTTAGAGAAAGCACCAAAACAATCATTAAAAAATCTAAGGAGTGCAATATGAGAGTATGTAAGTTAAGTCTAGCAGATGAGCTAGTGGAAAAGCATGGAAGATATGCTGAAGTGATGGGACTTCTCGAAAGCCCAACGGGTATGAAAGCAAGACTAAGATTTCCGAATGGTCATAGAGAAACAATACCAGTTCAAAGAGTAAGAGTTCTACAGGATGAAAATGTTCCAAGGTCTAAAGACTCATGGTTTTGACATAACTAGGAGAAACTTGTATAAACGAGGGGCTTATGTGTCCCTTTTTTATTGCTTTTAAAAAATTTTGGTTTGTGCAAATTGTGGTAATTGGAAAGGGTTTTGTAGTAATTGATTTGTTATTTGGAATTTAAAACAACCCAGAACAGGTTGTTGTTTGGTTTCATGAATTGATATTGTTAACACAATTAGCTCTCTATCTTTATCAGATTAGAGACACGCTGTCACTCTCGCTTACGCTTCGTTCCAGCTTTCCAGTCTCAGCTTTGATAAGAGAGAGCAGTCAGTGATTTGTTTTGGTTAACTATCATAATTTATGATTATATTATATCACAACTTTAAAAAGAAAGCAAGATGTGTTTTTCGGTGGTATATGTAATGGTGTGTAGGAATACACTTTAGATACGAAAAAATATTTTTTAGTTTGAATTACGATTGTAAAATTTAGTTATATCGTTCAACGAAATTTTAAAGACCTCTACTTCTCATTGAAATTTTCTTTCTAAATTCGAGTTCCTTTAACTTTTGTAAGTCCAATTTTCGTTTTCGTTTCGTATAATTGTTCTTTTCATTCTTAGCAACATTCGGTTTGACATAGTATTCTTTCTCTCGACACCTGTCTTTTACCCCTGCTCGTTCACATTTTCTTCGAAAAATACGCAGTCCTTTCTCGAAACTCATGCCTTTCATATCAACACTGGGCATCTGACCTCCGATTAAAAGTCCAACCGCGTTTTCTTAAGTAATATACTTGCGAGTAGATTTGCTCTTTACTTCGATTAATTTTATCTGCTATTTCATCTATCGGCATAGTATTGTAATGACGCTTTAGAAATTGCTTTTCTTCTTCTTTCCATTTATTCATATGTATATTATACTAAAGATAAGCAACAAAGTCAAGATCTATTTTTAATTAACTGGAAAATTTACCTTGACATGAGGTTTCAAAGTTGGTATAATATTATTTATGAATGAAAATGATATAAGTTATTTAATATTTTTAATTTTTGCCTGTGCTGGTAGCTATTATTTCGGAAAGCAAACGGGAATCAGAGGGACGATAGATTATTTGGAAGAACAAGGAGTCCTGACGTTCGATGACTCTGAAAAATAGTTCTTGACATAAGGTTAAAATTTTAGTATAATTAGTATGTAAGTGATAGGTTTCGCTTACATTTTGGTGCAGTGACCGAGAGGCACTGCGAGTATTTACTGCAAAGGAATTATGGAGAAAAATAATGAGTATAGATTTAAGTAAATTTTGGCTTGGATTGGATATGCCAACGCTCCCAACATATACGGAGACAAGTTATCCTAGATATAATATAATCGAAAGTAAAGGCAATTATCGTATAGAGATTGCTTTACCAGGGTGGCAAAAAGAAGAACTGGAGATAGTAGCTGATGGCGAAGAACTTCAGTTAAAGGGTAAAAAAGAACAGAAACTAAATTCTGATGAGCGATTTGTTCATCAGGGATTAAGTCTAAAATCTTTTGAACGAAGATTTATTCTTAATGCCGACTTACAAGTAGAAGAAGTAAATCTACAAGACGGATTACTGACAATCACTCTGTCACGAACTCCAAATTCTAAGAGGAAAATCTTGGAGATAAAATAAAATGAAAGCAATTATATTGCAAGTTCGTGATAGTATGTGTGAAGACGGTTCGCTCTGCGACGCAATGATGAATATTCTAATCATCGTAGCGTTCGGAGGTGTGATGGCACAAAGCATAGTCGTCCTATCTTAATACTGTCAGAAAGGTTTCGGGGGGTGTTTCTCGAGTGTGAAAACCCCTCACTACGGAGAAAAAATGAAAACATCACAATATGGAATAGATTTAATTAAACACTTTGAAGGTTGTGTGCTAAAAGCATACAAATGTCCTGCAGGAGTATGGACAATCGGGTATGGGCATACAAAAGATGTGCAACCTGGAGATGAATGGAGTGAAAGTCATGCTGACCATATGCTAGAAATTGAATTAGAAGAGTATGAAGGCTATGTAAATAAATATGTAACAGCGCCTTTAGGTCAAAATCAATTTGATGCACTTGTTAGTTGGACTTACAATTTAGGTGGAGGAAACCTAAGTGCAAGTACGATGTTGAAAGTGTTGAACGCTGGTGAATATGACGAAGTACCAAATCAAATGCTTAGATGGAATAAAGCAGGGGGTAAAGTGCTTGAAGGATTAACTCGCAGGAGACAAGCCGAGGGAGATATGTTCTGTGGCAAGGATTGGAAGTGAAAGAACTTTATTATAAAATACTGAGGTATTTATTTCCAACATATAAGTTAACTGTTAGTTATAATGCTATATTCGGAGACGCTGATGATACGACCTATATAGTTCGTAAATTTTACAGCAAAGAAGAAAAATACCTAAAGTTTCAAACCGAGGAAGGAGATACAATCGAAGTCCGAGGAGCAGAGGGATTAAACTACAGAATAGAAGAAATATGAGAAATCCTTTGCGAATGTATGAAAATACAAAAGATTGGCAGGATACATCAGATGCTTGGGTAAAGACAATGCACGAAAGCAATAGACGCAAGAGAGCCTTATATGGACAGTGCAATCATGATGACTTCGGTTGGTGCGAATCATGCCTAGTCACAGTAGATGGAGAGGAATTAGTAGAAGTATGAATCAATTTTTAATAGGAATAATTATAGTGCTAGGACTAGGTGGATATTGGCTATACAATGAAAATGTCACCCTGAAAGCAAATAATCTAGCATTAGAGGGAGCAGTCGCTACCCAACAAGAAGCATTAGACACAATGGCTAATGATTTTGCTTTACAAACAACACAACTGAACGAAATGACGAAGAAAAGTCAAGCCGCTCAAAGAGAACTGAATAGATATTCAGAATTTATAAGAAACTACGAACTGAGTGCCAAAATAATGGGCGACCCAGTCGAGATGCAAAGGAAGATAAATAATGGAACAAAACATATTATGGAAGACATCGAAGACCTCAGCGTTATTGTTGATGACCTTGACGATGGTCTCCAACTGCAGCCTCCTACCAACGAGGACATTAGAGGTTAGTGCAAAGCCGATAGAGAGAACAATAGTTCAACCTATCATGCCTCGTGAGATAGATTTAAGAGAAGTTATGTGGCTAACTATTACGCCAGAGAACTTTGAAGAACAGTTTGCCCTAATTGAAGCACAAGAGGGAGAGTTAGTCTTTCTTGCAATGACTATTCCCGATTATGAAACAATGGCATACAATATGCAAGAGTTGAAAAGATATATCACTGAACTCAAAGATGTCGTAGTATATTACCGAGAGGTTACGACAGCGGATTTAAGCAATGGAGAAAGTAACACTAAACAATAAAAACATAGAAGCTAAATTACATTATTTAGCCATGTATTGCTATAAACAAGTAGCAACATATAACAAACACCCAGCACCTGATGTATCTTACAAGAGATTAAAAGATAAAATGGCAATGTCCACGCCTACTGTAGATAGAACAAATACAGTAGACTACACAAAAAGATATCCTACATTAGAACTAGCAGAAACAGTTAGTGCATTTCTAGGAGCTATGAAGATAAATACTAATACAAAGAATTGGTATGTAAGTGAAATAGGAGTTCAACCAAAGAAATGGGGCTGGACAGCATGGAACAATAGTCATTTAAAGAAAAGAAAGTTTATAAGATTTATATACAATCGAAGCACTGGAGTAACACATTGGGTTGGAGATGGACAGATTAAAAAGATACCTGACCAACACAATCCAACTAACTGGACAGTATTAGCAGGTAGTATGGAAGGCAGTCAATGGTTAGCCGATAGAAATACAGGATTAAATACACCAAGATTTGTTTTTGAAATATCAATTCCAGCTAAAAATTTAAAAGAATGGGAGAAAGCAAAGGAGCTTATAAGAAATGTTTAGCAAATTTTGGGAAATGTTACAATGGCGGCGAGTGATGCTCAATCACTCAGAATGGTTTGATAAAAACGAACCAGCACAAGACCGATTCGAAGAAAACGAAGAATGGTTAGAAGAATTAGAAGAAAGGGTAGACAAGTTAGAGCAGATTGCTCATCCAGCAAAGGACATTGAAAAGTTTGAAAGTTACCCTCGATTATTAGAAACAATTAAACAATTAGCAAGGGAGGAAATTGGAAGAGCCACAGCCGAGAAGGTTAATAGCGAAGAATAGTAGTAAAATTACTGCTTATTTAATGACACCAGAGGAGTTAAAAGAAGAAACTTTTATTCCTATGGACGCTGCAATCTCTTTGATATGCAGAGCAGTTAAACACGAAAGAGTGCAAAAATCTCTTGTTAAATCATTCAATGAAGTAGGATTACTAGACCCAATCATTGCGATACCTAATACATATCCAAATTGGTTAGCCTCGGAAAGAGGTGTAAAGAATCACCAACCATGGTTAAAATCCTATCCCCTCCTCGCCTACACAGGCAACCAAAGATTAACTATTGCTAGAAAATTAGGTTATGATACCATTAGTTGTATCATAGCAGAAAATGTAGAGTGGGCACACGCATACCAACTAATACTACAAGACGGAGTAATTAATAATGAAATTATTAGTGAGTAAGTATAAAACTCATGATATTGTAGGTCACATACCAGACTTCCTAACAGAAGAAGAATGTGATAGTTTATATGATATAAATAAACATATGAAGTGGAAGTATGCTGCCACGAGATACTCAGGGTATAACAGTAAGATTAGAAAATGTAAAAAGAGAAGCAACATACAATTTCCTTTTTACGATAGATTGATAAAAGCAGTTAATTTATATAATGATAGGTCATATAAGTTTCATTTACATCAAGATAGAAAATGGCACGAAATAAATATGGTTAGATATGATGAAAAAGGTATGTTCTTTAGACCTCATCGTGACCATAGACCTAGTTTACAAGCGATATCTGCTAGAACAGTAAGAAAAATAAGTTTAAGTATACAACTCAGCCATTCCGAAGAATATGGTGGTGGAGATTTGGAAATAGTAGAAAGTTATACTGTTCCTGATGTATTTATGGACAGTAATTTTTTACCAGAAACAATGAAAGTTAGAGAAAATTTTAGACATAGTTTCCCAACAATGAGAAAAAAGGGAAGTCTAACTATTTTCACTAGCATACATGAACATGAAAGCAAACCACTAGAGTGGGGCAAAAGAGATATAATAGTAGGATTTATGAGAGGTAAAGGTGCAGCTTACTAAAGAAGTAAAAGAAGTAGTATATAGTTTAAAAGATTATGGAATATACCAGCATGAGTATATGTTTCCTTGGATGGATGCTTTCCTTTTTTATAGGAAGTCTCCTAATCAGTTAGATTATTACACATCTACACCAGAGTATCAGGATAATCGTTCTGCTTTTCAAAACTTTTTTATAGAGGTTGGAGAAAAGTATGGTACTCCACCATTATATGATATGATTTATGCTAAACAGACAGCAAAAGGATTTCATGCCCCCTGTAAAGAACCAGTAGCAATCTGGTCTATAAAAGGGGATATAAAATTAATTATAGCAGATGAGTTAATGAAACTACTGCATACAGTGGCAATTTATGACTACGATTTGTTTAATTTTAAAAGTAGAAAAATGAAATTAAACACAATAAAAGAAGGAGAAATGTTTGTAGTGGGTAATAGATTTGCTCATTGTTTACATATGGAAGAAGGACAAGAGGTATTATATGCAAGATACCGTTAAATTATTTGTAGGAACAAGCGACCATCATGATGACTTAGCACAAAAGATTTATTTGTATACCATACATAAGAACTCAACAGCTCCAGTAGAAGTAGTATTTCTACGACCAAGTGACTTCCCAGGGTGGAATAGAAAAACTTGGGGAACTCCTTTTACTTGTTATAGATATGCAGTTCCACATCTTATGGGATATAAGGGGAGAGCTTTATATACAGATACAGATATGATAAATTTTAGAGATATATCTGCATTATTTAACACAGATTTAGAAGGAAAACCTTTTGGTATGGTATGGGATGCTCTGCAAGACAATGGCATGACAGGTAGAGAGCTAGGGTATCCAAGAGGATTTTGGTGTGATAGTGTTCTTTTGATAGACTGTGAAAAAGCACAAGAGTTTGTAGACCCAATAGATAAAGTAATGAAATGGAACAAAGGTTATTCTTACAAGTGGGAAGTTATGAAAAAATTAGGCAGTCCACATAAAGAGAAAACAAAAAAGTTAGTTCATATGCTAGATTCCAGATGGAATGTCTTTGATGGAACTGACCCTTCCATAGTGCCTAAAGGGTTTGATTTATATAGTAAACAAAGTCCTAAATGGAAAGATAAAGAACATTTAGAAATGGATATGATTTGGCAGTTACATTTAACTTCATTAAGTTATCAGCCATGGCATCCAAAGTACACACCTCATGCAAAGGCTAGTCATCCTAGACCTGATTTAATGAGAGAGTGGTGGAGGTTAGCAAAAATTGTCAATTCCCTTTGATAACTTAATTAACCCCATGTCTCGTGAAAGATTTATAGACGAGTATAAAGGTAAAAAACATTTTATAATTAAGTCTAAAGATAATATATTTAAAAACCATTTTAGTTGGTATGAGTTTGATAACTATCTTAATCAGATAAAAGTCGGACAATGGGATAGAACTCCCCAGCTACAAGTAGTATTACCTAATGGTAATAAGTGGTGTAAGAAAAAGTCAAAAGAAATATATAGTAGAGAACAAATATTAGATTTTTGGAATCAAGGAAGTAGTTTTATACTTACATTAAGTGAGTTCCTAAATGAAACTATGTGGAAGCAGTGTCAAGAGTTTGAAAAAGTATATGGCATAGGACAAGCAAATATATACTGTAGTAAGCGTAAAGACGCACATTGTTTTCCAATACACGCAGATTCAACAGATAATTTTTTGTTCCATGTATCAGGTAAGATACGCTGGTACATATATAAAGAATTTAGTAAAGACCTTGGTCATGATAGATTGAAAGAGGCTACAGTTGAAGAAGTTGTAGAACTAGACGATGGTGATTTACTTTATATCCCGAAAGGGAAATTTCATAGAGTTGATACTCTAAGTCCAAGAATATCTATCTCTTTTCATTTTCAGGAAGCAAAGCCTGGAAAACCATATCGTAGAAGGGAGTGGTATGATTGGAAACCATAGGAGAAAACTATGGCAACAATTGAGAGTGATAACAGTAGAAATGAAGTTCAAATAGACTTAGATAAGTATATGAAGCTAGTCGATAAACTCGACGCAGCTGAGGACTTGATTGAAAAGATGAAGGAAGACCGTGCTCGAATGAAGCCCGGTAAGCGTAAGTTTATGGATTTATTCCTAGACCACAATGATATAAATGAAAAAGCAATCATTGGATTTATTTCATTCTTTTTAATGACTGTATTCGGAATCTGTGACTTAGTTACAGCGTTCATGGGTCAGGACTTAGTCATTTCCGATACCATATATACTTCTTTCGTTATAGTAACCTTAGGAGCATTTGGTATATCCGAGGCTGGTAAAGCCTTTGGAGGCAAATAAAAATAGTTCTTGACAACAAATTAAAATTTGTGTATAATATATATTATGGAAAATCAAGAAAAGAAAACTTGTCAAGTGTGGAACTCAGATACAAAGTCCTTCGAGACTTGGTATTGGGATAACTGCGAATTTTGTGATAAAATGGTAGACCACAAAACAGGCGAGTGTAATGAATATAAATGCTGGAGATAAATGAACTTATTTTACTTAGATGAAGATTTAGATAAATCTGCACAATATCATGTTGACAAGCATATTGTCAAAATGCCATTGGAGGCTGCACAGCTTTTATGCACAGCAGTCTGGGTAGATGAAGTTCTTGGTTTCGTGCCTCGTGCATTGAACAAAGAAGAAAGCAAAATTCTAAATGAGAAAAAGGCAGATATTAAACATTTGCCACTAGAGGAGAGACCATTGACTCCGTATCTACCAATGATGTACAATCATCCTTGCACGATATGGACGAGGTCTAGCCTTGACAACTTTGAATGGGTGCACTGCTATGCAAATGCACTCAATGATGAGTATTATTATCGTTACGGTAAGTTGCATAAGTCAGTTATGGAAGTAGTAAATAAACTACCAGACCCAAAGAATATGCCTCGTTTGGGGCAAACACCTTTTGGTATGGCAATGCCAGATGAGTTGAAAGACGAAGATGATGTTGTCGGTAGTTATCGTTTATACTACCATACTGACAAAGCGACATTTGCCAAGTGGTCACACCGAGATACCCCAGATTGGTGGGATGAAGGTCTCGCATGGTATGACCAAAGAATTACAAGAAAATGAAAAAAATAAAATCAGGAGTATACACCTTCTTTGTGCCAAGTAATTTACAAAGTACGGCACTAGAAGAATATTTAACATCAAGAATGAAGTTTCTTAACCATCGTAGACAATTAATTATGAGAAAGTCAGATGGAACTGAAACTCATCTAGGAACAGGAGTAAGATTACATGGCAAAAGACATTCCTCTTGATACCTTATTAGGTATAACTAAGGAGCCAGTAGAGACTATGTCTCACGCTGATATGCTTAGACAGAATTTAAACAAACAGAAACTAGACGCTGAAGCAGAGATTGCTCTGCTTGAAGGTCAGCTAAATAATAAAAAAGAATACCTTGCAAAAATTGAAGGTGGATTAGATGTGCTTGATGAACTACAAAAATGATTATAGTTCAAGACGACTTTTATCCTAATCCTGAAGAAATTAGAAAAGAAGCTCTAAAAGAGTTTTTCTACCCAGGAGTTAAAGGTAAAAGAATTATGTTTCCAGGGCAAAGAACAATAGGAACTTTTTCCAATGAAAACTTTGTTTATGTAAAAAATAAATTACAAACATTACTAAATAGAAAGATAGTATGGTTTCCGAAAAGAAATAGCAATACTGCTTTCACACTAGGACTGGAAACAAAAGAGTACAAAAATTGGGTACATCATGATTTTGCTAATTATTTAGAAAAAACAACAAACAATATGGGTGGAGAAGCATGGGCAAGTGTGTGTTATTTAACACCAAATGCTCCTGTATCACATGGAACAGGTTTATTTAGAGATAAAGAAAATAAGTCAGTAAGATGTACACCTGATTTAAGAATTAGTATGGAAGGTTTCACGGGAACTTGGGAAGAAACAGAAGATTCTCAGTGGGAACTACATACTTATGTAGGAAATGTATATAATAGATTAGTTATGTACCCTGCAGAATATTGGCATGCTCCATTCAACGCAGGTTGGGGGCATGATAAGAAAACAGGCAGACTTGTACAAGTTTGCTTTTTTAGTACAGAAAAACAATGAAAGATAAATTTAACGAAGAAACAGCATTAAATATGTTAAGAAACCATATTATTGGCACTTACCAAGAGCATTATAGTATGGAAAAGATACAATCAACGGAGTTCATATTCGACGCAGGTCATGGGGAAGGGTTTTGCTTAGGAAATATCATAAAGTATGCTCAGCGATATGGCAAGAAGAATGGGAAAGATACCGATGATTTACTTAAAATATTACACTATGCTGTAATGTTATTAGGAAAAGAAATTGAGAATCAAGAAACACGAGAATCTAACCAAAGCGAATATAGCTAAGGTTATAACCCTATTAGAAGCTGACAAGCCGATAACTAAAAAAGAGGCTTGTAGTATATTAAATATAACATATAATACTACAAGACTAGGCAATATTCTAACAGAATACAAGCATGACTTGGAAAGAACTGTTAAAATGAAAGCCAAATTAAGAGGTACTCCCGCAACAGAATCAGATATAAAGTTTGTTGTACAAGGGTACTTACAAGGTGATAATGTATCTAACATAGCAACGAGAATATATCGTTCTCCTGCTTTTGTAAAAGGCATTATTGAAAGAATAGGAGTTCCAATGAAACTCCCAGAAAGCGATTACGCAGGAATAAGAAGTGCAATGCTCCCCGAGCAGTGTGTGGCAGAAAGTTTCGAAGTAGGCGAGATAGTGTGGGCAATTCGAAAGAACTATCCCGCAAAGATAGTGCGAGAAATAACAATTCAACATCAAGTAGAGAATGCAGGGTATGCTTGTGAAGGTGACCCAAAGAAAGCAGTTAACTACGAAGAAAAGTATGGTGCTAAGATGTATTTAATATATACAATCGAATGTACAGACTTTAGTAATACATTTTTTCCACAACTTACCTACGGAGGCAGATACTGCTGTCAGTTAGCATATGACCTAGGTAGTCTAAGACATTTGGAAAAATATGGAGTCGACATATACAATATTTAACTACATACTGGCATTTTGGATCGCAGGAGTAGTTATGGCATTTTGGCAATTATACTTACCTTCAATTATGTTGGTTAGGAAATTACAACCTAACAATTTAGTAGTGCAGTGGAGTTGGTTAACAGGATTAATATTTATTTTATTTAGTATTTTCTGTTTACCTTTTCTAGTCAAAGTATTACTAGATGATAATAAAAAATTAAAATTTATGGCAGGATTTGTGCCAGCATTGATGGGAGAAAAAGATGAATAATTATCGAGAAAGATTAATTAAAGCACTCATAAAATTTTATGAGGGTGCTATCGAAGCGCATGTTATGAATATCGAAGTATTGCTAGGTTCTCATGTAGGACTAGCTGAACACGGAGATATTATAGAAACGCTTGACGCAGAACTAGATAAACTATCTTCACTAGAAGATAAATTAGAAGTTCTTAAGAAACATTTTTAATGAAAGTTACAGAAGTAGAAATGTTAAAACAACAGTTAGCAGAACAAACTGCTATAATATATGAGTTGTATAAAAGAATAAACGAGTTACAAGATGAGCTTAAAGCTAAAGTACAAAAATAATACAATAGGTGTAGTAAGAAATCCCTATGAAAGAGTAGTAACTGAATACTTTTATTCTTTTAACTACATAGGATTTGATAAATGGGTAACAGAGTGTACTCCAAAACCACAAGTAGAACTTTATAAAGATTGCGACTACATTATTAATTTTGGGGATTGGAAAAAAGAACTAGAAGAACTTAACCTACATCCAAAAGATACATCAATTTTAGAAGATGTTAAGATTGTAACAGACTGGAAAAGATGGTATACAATGAAAAGTAAAACTTATATCGCTGTGCTATATAAAGATGATATAATGACCTATGGTTATAGCTTTTAAAAAATAGTTCTTGACTCGAGGTTAAACATCGGATATAATATATTTATATTAATGGAAAGATATCAATATGAGTGATAGATTTTATACACAAATGAGGGAGGCGACTGGTTGGTGTCCAGGTCTACCTGAAATTTACAAAACCAAAAGGAGAAGAAAAGTGGCTTGGACAGATGAAGCAAAGGCTCAGGCAGTAGAGATGTATACTGTAGAAGAACCAACTCCAGAAAATAGTATGGAGATTGTCAAAAACATAGCAGAAGAGTTAGGCGAGAGCCCAAACGGCGTTCGCATGATTTTGACAAAAGCTGGTGTTTATGTTAGAAAAACACCTGCTCCTAAATCAGGTGGAGGTTCAACAGGTGGCGGCAGAGTTAATGTAGCCGTTGCTCAAGAAACACTAACAAGTGCAATAAGCGATGCTGGAGAAGAGCCAGACGCAGCAATCATAGGCAGACTTACAGGGAAAGCTGCTATGTATTTTGCAACCTTAATCAATAAACTAAACGATTAACTACCCCTGAGTGTGGGCAGTCTACGGACTGTCCGCATATTTTTGCATCTTTAAAAAGAAGCTTTCAAAACGATACCATTGTTGGGACGCTAATAGATATTAACCACCCACAAGGATAAGCATGAAGAAAGACGACTTTACTAATAAAGTAAGCGATGCTGGTGATGCAATCATCACCTATCGAAGTCAAAATAGTCGTAGACTAAAATATAATGTCTGCACTATGGATTTTGATAACAAGTATATACAGTCCAAAAAGAATAGAGCAAAACCGAACAAAACTCAAGTATTGTTGTTTTGTTGGGATACTGATTCTTTTAGATTACTACAACCAAATAATGTAACTTCTATTGTGCCTTTAGCAAGGATATTAAAAAATGATAGAATTATATAACGCTCCTGCAGTTTACGAAAGAGAGATACACTATAACAAAGATAAACATGAAAAGATTTTTGTTATGGTTAACACTTTTCGTGGAGAAGAATATCTACATATAAGAAAATATTATCAAGACTTCGATGAAGAATGGAAACCAACGAAAGATGGAATTGCAATTAAAATGGATTTTGATAATACTCGTGGTTTATTCGATGCCTTAGTAGAGATACTTTCTATATCTGAGGTAAAAGATGTATTGTCAACTCATTTCAAAGAGACCCTCGACAACATCTATCAAAAATAGTTCTTGACACAATCCCAAAAATCGAGTATAATATACATATGAATAAAGAACTAGAAGCATATCTAAAAGTATGTAATCAAGCATATGCAGAGGGCAATCCTCTGATACCTGACGAAGTTTATGACCGACTTGTTGAAAATACAGAGTTGGAAAATGAAGTTGGGCATACAGCAAATGAGCATAGATACACACATCCGTATCAAATGTACTCACTCCAAAAAGTATTTATAGGCGAAACCAAAGAGCCAGATTGGACAGGTGAACTCGCCCATATTATGACAACTAAGTTAGATGGTGCTGCAGTTTCTTTGACATATATAGACGGAAAGTTACATCAAGCACTTACTAGAGGAGATGGTAAACAAGGACTAGACATTACTAATAAGATGTCCTCGCTTGTGCCAAACGATATTAATATCGAAGGACTAGTCCAGATCACAGGAGAGGTTGTAGCTCCTAAGTCTATAGCTAATGCAAGAAACTATGCTTCTGGAGCATTAAATTTAAAGGATGTAGAAGAGTTTAAAAATCGTGATTTAACTTTTGTAGCTTATGGTATTCAACCCTGTCTTTCTGACAGTTGGGTAGCAGATATGAAAGAATTATCACAGAAAGGTTTCGAGTCTATCACATTGAGTGATTACTCGTTGTTCCCAAATGATGGTAAAGTTGTAAGAGTCGACTCTAACAGTAAATTTGAATCGTTAGGCTA